CTTTTTCCTCAATCAGCTTTTCGATAGCCTTCATTTCAAGGGTTTCTATTTGCTTTTTGATTTCCTTAACTTTATTCTGGTAATCTTTAAGGACAATATCGGCGCAATATAGATCGTTATGGGCCTTTTCAAGTTGTTCAAAAATATCCATAATTAACCTGCCATTATTACGTTTTTCAATTCAGCAATACGCCGAGAAAACACAAGTTTTAACTCGTGGCGTACATCCTCTGGCATTTTTTCAATATCCGGTTTACGCAATGACCCGATTTGATTTAATTGCTTTTCAGATGATGCTGACATCATAGCTTCGGCAATTAACTTTGCATCCCCATCTAAAATAACAGGCTTATGCTCTTCTTGTTTTGGTTTTTTGTTTATTGGCTCCACAGAATGAGTTACCGCATCAGCGTCATTATCGCCCTCTGTAGGGATACAAAATGATTGCATGCAAGCGTATTTGTAAGCTGCGGACATAGCCTTGTTAGTTGATTTATCCGCGCTATCCATCGCCTCACCAAATGTTTTAACAACGTGCTTAGACCCATCAAATGATGATACAAAATCAAACTCCATTTCGACTGTGGTATAGAACAACGCGCCTCCCGTTTTTGTCTGCCGTTCGATACATTCTCTTGAAAGCACTCTTGGCAATACAACTAAGCCAACCCTAGACATAATAGGGGCTAATGCGTTGTAAACATCATCAATTCCCCTGAACTTGTATCCTTGCGTCTGGTTTTTGTTGTTTTTTGAAATGCCCTCTTTTGCCATTTCCGCAGAAACTTCTGAAATAAGCTGATAAACTGTTTTAGATTGTGTCATTTTATTCCCCTATTCGATAAAAACATGTTCAAGTCCGATAGCGTTGGCGTAGGTTTCAAGTAATGCCTGCGCCTCTGCCCGTTTATCACTATCAAGTTTACGCAGTTTGATAATAAGTTTTAATGTTTTAACATCAAAGCCAGTTCCTTTGGCTTCAGAGTAAATTTCCTTGATATCAGTTTGAATATTCTGTTTTTCTTCTGTCATGCGTTCGATGCGCTCGATAAATGACAAAAGCCTTTGTTCTGTATCTTGCATTTTATTCCCCTTTGTTTTCTACTGCTGATGATTTAACCCAGTCAATCAAATCGCTTTCAAAATAATAAACCAGTTTATCTGTAGGTTTATTATACTTCGGCCCCTTACCTTCACCCCTCCAATTTTGAAGAGTTCTTTCTGAAACTCCCAAGTATTTTGAAGTTTCTTCTATTGTGTATATTTTTTCCATTTAATCTCCTTATTAGTGCTTGACTACAACCTTTATATATGCTTATTATACCATTGTCAATAACAAAAACAACAAAAAGAAAGGTTTTTTATGGCTTATTTAGTAGAAGATAATAATAAAATATTTGAGTGTGAAATTGGAATTTCGATGAATGAATTAGGACATATCAAGGTAAGGGATTCAATTACAAACCATTTTTATATTGTTTCCGTAAGTGAGGCTATTCATCTAGCTAAAAGATTAGCTTTATTTGTTAATGAAATCCAAAATTTACAAACAGAAGAATAGGGGAATAAATGAGCAACTATCAGCACGAAAGAGGATGGCTGGATTCTGATGTATGGGGCATTGCCCCATACTCGGAGCGTGAGGCTTGGTCATGGATGATTGGTGAGGCTAACTGGAATGACAGCAAAAGAAATATTGGAGGGTATCCAGTGATGATTCTAAGAGGTCAATTCTCATCATCATTAAGATTTATGGCGACAAAGTTTAAATGGCAGAAAAACAAGGTTGACAGATACTTGAAGAAATTAGTGTTGTGGGGGATGATAGAAATCGGGACATCGAACGGGACAGGTCAAAACATTATAACTATTTGTAATTACAATGAATATCAGAAAAAGAACGGAAAAAATGGGACAGAAATCGAGACAAAAACGGGACAGGAGCGGGACAGGAGCGGGACAGGAGCGGGACAAACTAGAAACCCTTCAAGCCCATCAAACCCATCAAACCATATAATAGATATGTCGGTCGAATCTTATAATTTAATGGCAAAAGAGAAAAACTTGCCGAATGTTGTAAAATTGACAGCGGAGAGGAGAAAAAGCCTTAAGAATATTTTAGATGAGCATGGAATAGAAGGATGGAATAATGCCATTAAAAAAATATCTCTATCGAAATTTATGCTTGGTGAGAATGATACTAGATGGAGGGTTAGTTTTGATTTTGTAATTATCGAAAAGAACTTCTTGAAAATAATCGAGGGAAAATATGATAACAACGAAAAGCCAGTCAAGAAATATACAGGTTTCTGATAAAATTCAGGCTCTAGGTATAAAAATACAGAGCTATTCAGATGGGGAACACCTAGCTATATGCCCTTGGTGCTCTCATACAAGAAAGAAAAAAAACATAAAATGCCTGTCAATTCGTATCGATGGGGAAACTTTCAAATACATTTGCCACCATTGCGGAAAGAAAGGAACTGAAAATGAAGGGGATAGAAATACTGGAACAGAGGGGTTTAAATCCAGAAATTCTGGTAAAATATGGCGTAACAACATTCAATCAAGCTGGTATTGAGCATTGTAAATTCCCATATATGCGTAATGGGGAGATAGTAAATAATAAATACAGGACAATTCAGGGTGAAAAGAAATTCTGGCAAGACGGGGGTGTTAAATGCGTATGGAATGAGGATTGTTTAAGGGATACAACTTTATCAGATTTGCCGTTAATTATTACGGAGGGTGAATTTGACGCATTGGCGGCAATTCAGGCCGGTTATGTTAGGGTTGTTTCTGTGCCAGACGGCGCACCTTCTCAAGAATTGGGCGAAAGAGAAACATCAAAATATACATACCTTGACTCGGTTCTGGAATTAACCAAGAATTGCCATGAGATTATCATTTGTTCTGATGGGGATGCGGTAGGGGCTAATTTACTGCATGATTTAAGTTTAAGGCTTGGCAGGGCGCGTTGTAAGTGGGTTAAGTATCCAAAGGGCTGTAAAGATTTAAACGATGCTCTCAAGGCATACGGCGAAAGAGGTGTCACGGAAACAATTAAACGGGCGGAATGGGTTAAGGTTGATGGGGTCTATCTCATGTCTGACTTGCCTCCACCCCCTGATTTTAAGCCTGTTTCAACAAAAATGGGCGGATGTATGGATGACCATTTTAAACCAAGGCTAGGAGATTTTTGCATTGTGACAGGTATCCCTTCGCACGGTAAGTCGGCTTTTGTGAATGATTTATGCTGCCACTTGGCTGTGCATCATGGGTGGAAAACGGCTTTCGCATCGTTTGAACAGCATCCTAGACTTGACCATAGACGCAACCTTTTGCGTTGGAAAAATGGCGATTTTGTTGACAGGCAGACCGCAGAAATGCTACAATCTGGTGATAATTGGATAGATGAAAACTTTGTTTTTATTGTCCCGTCAGAGGATGATGATGTCACCCTTGATTGGTTTTTGGAAAAGTCGAGCGTTGCCGTTGTAAGGCATGATTGCAAAGTCGTAGTGGTTGACCCTTGGAACGAGTTAGACCATGACCGCCCTAATGACATGAGTTTAACTGAATACACTGGTTTTGCCATAAAGCAGTTTAAAAAGTTTGCAAAAAAACATGGGGTATTTTTAATCGTAGTGGCTCACCCTGCCAAGATGCGCCCCGATAAAGATGGTAAGTTACCCATTCCAAGTTTGTATGATATATCTGATTCCGCGCACTGGAATAACAAGGCTGATGTAGGAATTGTCATTCACAGGGAAGAAAGTCATACAATTTGCAGGGTGGCAAAGGTTCGTTACCATGAGATTATTGGCAGGCCGGCAGATGTCATAATGAATTATGATTATCGTAAAAACAGATTTGAGGTGCAGTTATGACCGAATACGAAAAGGGATATTTAGATGGGTTACACGCCGCAGCAATGGCTTGCGAATACCACACAGGATCCAGAAAATCACATATGGCCGAAAGAATTAGAGCTGTTGCGGCTAAAATGTTGTTAAAACTTGAATTGACACAGACAAAGCAATAAGGCATAATACCATCAATATGCCCTCCGCCTCTGCCTGTATTGGTAAGCGGCGGGAGCCTTTGAAAGGAAAAAAATGACAACACTGTGCTTAATCGTTATCGCCGTGTATTGCGGATATAAATTCTTTGATGCAATCGGGTGGATAGTAAAATAGCTCTATTTTTGATTTTAAAGCACATGGAGTGCGATGAAATTAATTTTAGGTATCTGTGTATAGTTTTAACTTAAAATTAATGTACGGGCTTGTAAACAACAAGAAAAAACAAATGGGATTTATTGAAAGTTTATTCAGCGGATTGGGGCAAGGGTTGACATTTGGGATGTCTGATGAAGCTGTTGGTGCTTTAGGGGCTTTATATGCAAAAACATTTGCGCCAGAATTATTTCAAAATCAATCTATTTCAGATCTTTACAAAGATGCTCGTGATCAAGAAAGGAACGCAAATGCATTAGCTAAACAACAAAATCCTAATGTTTATGGGGCGGCAGAGTTGGCTGGTGGCTTTGCGCTTCCTGTCGCTAGTTTCGGCGGCGGATTGTCTGGTGCATTAAAAGCAGGTGCTGGTTATGGTGGGCTTGCGGGATATGGCTACTCAAATGAAAAATCAATCCCTAAACAGGCGAAAGACATTGCCATAGGTTCAATGCTAGGGGCTGGGTTAGGGGCGGCTGGTTATGGCGCAGTTAAAGCGGCTCAAAATCCAGAAGTTCAGAAACTTGCTAAAGAGTTTGTCACAGATGAAAGTGGGTCTTTTAAAATACCAGATTTGACAAAAAATTATTATAAAACGCCATCAAAACATGGCGATAAATTAGAAAATTTTTTATCGCAAAATAAAATTGAATTTTCCAGAGATGTCGCTGGCACAGGGAGCGAATATTTTTCTATTTACAAACCAGACGGCGGCGAAATAACAGTGCGAATAGCTGACCATTCAAATCAATCGGCTATGTCATCAAAACATAGCCATAACTATCAAATATACCCAGAAGACGGCGGTATGGGTGGTGGGTCAAGCGTCGAAAAACTTATTAATGATTTGTCTGAAAAATATGGATTATCTTATACTCCACCTAAAAAACCTATAAAGACCCAAATAACAAAAAATGATTTAATTGGGAAATATGGGCGCATTGGTTTTGATAAGCAAATATCGGAACAAGCTGCGATAAAAAGAATTAATGAGGATTTAAAATATTCCGATAGCCTATTTAAGGATATTTATAAAATGGACAAACAAACTATAAAGAAAATAATGGGGATAGAATAAAGTGCCAGAAAAAGGAAAAACAAATAATCCAAACGGTAGACCAAAGGGCGCGGTAGGTAAAGCAACCCAACAAGCCCGCGAAGCTATTGCCATGTTTGTTGAGGGTAACGTGGACCGTCTCAATGGTTGGCTTGATGATATTGCCGCAGACAGTCCGAAAGAGGCATTCGATCGGTTTATGTCTGTTGTGGAATATCATATCCCTAAGTTGCAACGTGTTGATAATTCTCTTCTTGGCAAAGACGGGCTTCCAGTTGACCCGTCACAGATTATTGTGCTAAGGGAAAGTGAGCACGATGTTTTGGCAAGGTTTAACATTAAGGTTGGGGATGATGGAAACAAAACTACTTGAATCAATGATATCTATTACGGATGACGTTAAAAGCATAAAATTTATACCATATCGTGATGGAAAGAAAGAAATAAGATTTATGTATAAAGGTGTGTTGGTAAGGATTGGTAGTATTAAGGGGGATATTTTCAATACATCCAAAAAGAGGCTAAAATATTTGGCCGATAAATTTGTTAAGGAGTATAAATATGCCACTTGAAAAAGGAACAAGCCGAAAGGTAGTAAGTAAGAATATCCAGAAACTTACAGAAGAAGGCTATCCGCAAAAGCAAGCTGTTGCGATCAGTCTATCTAAATCTGGTAAATCAAACAAATCTAAAAAAGGAAAATAACATGGGCCGTCCACGTAAAGAAAAACTAGAAACTGTTGAAGTTGTTCAAAAGCCTGTTGATATGCAAACGGAAGAGGTAGCGTTTGACACAAGCGTCCCTTTGGATGTTGAGCCTGTTAAGCCACCAGCAACGCAGCGCGACCGTGTAGAATCTCTTATCGATCATCTCCGTGGATCTGGCATGCAGGTCATGTTTGATGATGATGGTGTCACATTTAAGCGTGGCGTTATGGTTGAATTTATTAATTACTCGTCAAGTGATCGGTTGATTGTTAATGCAGCAACTCGCATCGCACGACCAGCTTAAGTTCCTGCGCGCATTATATCGAGAGCGGTTTGATGCATTCGCGCAAGCCGCTTTTGACATTGTCAATCCATCACAGAAGTTTGAATGGAATTGGCATATTGAATGCTTAACGGAACACCTTATGGCCGTTGAGCGTGGTGAAATCAAAAGCCTGATTATTAACCTACCTCCCCGTAATCTTAAGTCTTTCCTTGTGTCTATCGCTTTCCCTGCTTGGTGCTTTGCACGTAATGCGCATTCTCAATTCATTGTTGCGTCACACAGTTTGCAGCCGCTTGCAGAAAAGCTTAGCTCTGACACACGCAGACTTATAGAAAGTGACTGGTATAAGAAATTATTCCCAGAGGTTGTCCTTGATAAAGCTATGGCGACACAGCTTGTCACGAATGACAACGGACACAGGCTTGCGATATCGGCGTTCCAGTCTCCCACAGGGGTTGGAGCTGATTACATAATTCTAGATGACATAAACAAACCAGATGAAGCTCTTTCAGATGTTATCCGGACAGGCGTAAATGGATGGATCGACAACACCGCTATGTCCCGATTCAATGACCGCCGGACTGGCCGCTTTATCTGTGTACAGCAACGTGTGCATGAGAACGATGCAACTGGCCATATAATTGCCAAAGGCGGCGATGTTGTTCACTTAGTCCTGCCGATCCAGAATAGAACCGGAAAGGATATTGTCATTAAGTTGGGAAATAAAGTCTGGACAATGAAGGACGGTGATTATCTTCATAAGGAGCGGTTTACGCCTGAAATTGTAGCTGATATAGAGCGCGATCTTGGTTCTTACCCATTCGCTGGGCAATATCTGCAAAGCCCTGTGCCAATTGGTGGCGGGATGTTAAAACAAGAATGGGTTAAGTATTACAATAAAGTTAACCCTAGGACAATGAACGTTTATATATTATGCGATCCTGCTAATATATCAAACGATCCTAATTTATCTATTGCACGGCGAAGAGAGAAGAAATCGGACTGGACGGCGTTTGTAGTTGTTGGCCTTAACACAGATGGGAATAAATACCTACTTGATGTAGTTAGGGATAAGTTTAACCCGACAGAACGAATTGACGCTTTGTTTGAACTTCACCGAAAATGGTCTGGCCTTGCTGGTCGCCCCGCAAAAGTTGGGTATGAAAAATATGGGATGATGACCGATACGCACTATATCCAACTCAAAATGGAAGAAGAAAACTACAGATTTAACATGATCGAACTTGGTGGTTCTATGTCAAAGGTTGATCGTATTGGTCGATTAATCCCAGATTTAGAAAGAGGAAATTGGTATTTTCCAAACAAAATCATGTATACTGACACGCGGGGATTGACATTTGATCTGGTTTCTGAAATTATCAAAACAGAAATGGAAATGTTTCCGGTTTCAAAACATGACGATTGTCTTGATGCTCTTAGCCGTATTTATTCCGAAGAGCTAAACGCAACTTTCCCACGGTTGAAGAAACCTGATTTAATTGGGTCAAGTGAAACAGAAAACGATGCCGCAAGTGCTTGGGTAGGATGGTAGTATGAAAACAAATGAATTAGCTAAAATGTTGGGAGTTAATTACCATCACGGCATGACCTTAAAAGAGGCAAAAAGAAAATCCGTTAATAAAGTTGATTTGCTTTTAAAAGATAAAGTAAAAAGGATTAGATCAAGAAGCCCTCTTCCTGAAGAGGTGCCGGAATATTTGGAAGTAATGAAAAAAATAAAAAGCTACGATATAGCATTTTGCGAAACTAGCGGGGAATCCTTCCAAGATTATCTTCTTAATAGGAAAACCAGAAAAGCATCTATTCATGATTTTTCTGATGACGAAATAATTCAATTTATTAGACAGGTTTGGAAATGAAGACAAAAGACGAGATCGTCATTCAATGGCGTAAACATAAAGGCGTGTCTGAAAAAGGCCTTGGTTCTCAATACGACAACACACGCGATTGCCAAGCGTTCTATGCCGGTGACTTTATGAAATACACAGACCGCTTGCAATTCGCAGACGGACACGGCCAGAAGAGAACCACTCTCGTACAATTCAACAAAGTTAAGCCATATGTGAATGCTGTAAAAGGGTTTATGGCACAGAACCGCCGTAAAGCGGAATACATCGCCCAGATTGACGCGCAAGAACTACAGCAAATGTATAGCAAATATGCTAACAGCTTGTCTAATTATTGCCGTGAGAATGCAAATGCGGATCATATTGAAACACAGCAAGATGGCGACATGCTGGTTTGCGGTTATGGGGCAATTGAGACAGCTTTAACTTATGGGCAGGGATATGCGAGCAGAAATCCAAATGGCGAGATTCTTATGGGTCGTCTTGACCCGCGGGCTATTGGTTGGGATCCTATGGCTCGGGCGCAGAACCTTATTGATTCGCAGTGGGTGTATTATAAAAAAGATTATCCACTTGAGGAAGCATTAGAGCTATTTGATGATGCAACAGAACAGGATTTCGAACGTGATACAAATGTGGACGCTGGCAACCGTGTTTATTATAAGCGCGGTGGGCGATATGATAAGATCCAAGAAATTTACGACTGGGAAAGCCAAGAGCAACGGATCGTGAAGGTCTATTTCTATCAATGGTACGATATCGAAAAGTTCTATCGTGCTAAAAATCCTCTTCTGACTATGGATCCGAATACGCCGGAATATTTGTTTGCGCTGCAACGCTGCGAAGTTATTGCATCGGAACAAAAAGAGGACGGAGAATATAGATACAATCCAAAAGACGAGATTGTGTCGTCTGACGCTGAAACAAAAGCGAAATTAGAAGAGTTCTTTGGCGATATGATCGAATTTGATTCGTTTAATCGCCGCGTTTATTATTCCGCCGTTGTGTCTGGGAACAAATGCTTTACCGCTTATAAGTCTCCTGTCCAAGATGGGTTCACCATTAAATTCAAAACTGGTGATTATGACGAACAAAATAAAATGTGGGTTGGTATGGTTAACTCACTTAAAGAGCCTGCCCTGTATTACAACAAAGTATTAACCGAGATGCTTTTCTCTATCGCCACTTTGTCCAAGGGTGGCGTTATGGTAGAACGGTCTGCTATTGAGGATATTCGTGACTTTGAAGCGAAGTATGCAAAAACGGATGCCGTTGCCATCGTTGAGGATGGGGCTTTATCTGGCGGTAAAATACAGCCGAAACGGGAAGCATATAAACCAACGGGAGCAGAGACAATAATCCAACTTGCGGATTCCGCTCTTCCAGACGTTGCTGGTATTGATCCTTCCTTCCTTGGGTCGTCTGAAAACAAACTGGAAACGGCACAATTACAACGCCAACGCATTAAGCAAGTTACATCCACCCTTGCTACGTTCTTTGACGCGATTAGTTTGTATCAAAAAGAACATGCCCGCCTTATGCTGCCGCTTATGCGTATCCTTGTCGAAAACAATGACGGGCAATTGTTCCGTGTTGTCGATGATGGGGTAATGCAGTTTGTCAAAATGTCTTTGGACAACATGGTCGATCAATATGACGTTGCAATCCAAGAAGCACCAGACAGCGCGACCCAGAAAGAAGAGCGTGCGACTTTAATTGTAAGCATCGCCGATAAGCTTTTGACTGTAGGTGATGCGCAATCCGCCAAACTCTTGTACACCATGGCGCTTAAATACTCGAACCTTGAGCAGGCAGACGTACAGAAAATAACAGAGTTGTTTATACCGAAAGACGCGCAGATAGATCCGCAATACGTGCAGCAACTTGAGGCACAGATCAAACAATTACAAGATGAAGGCAATCAGGCCGCAATCAAAAACCTCCTCACACAAGCAAGCCTTAACATGGTACGTGCAGAAAAAGAGATTGCATCTATCAAAAAGATTAACGCTGACGCGAATAAAACAGTTAGCGAAACAGAACAGACGGAGATTGAAAACGCTGTTATCCGGCAGTCTTCGCCTGAAAATCAACAAATCCGGATAAATGCATAATAGGTAAAAATATGGGTCTACTTGATACACTGAACGAACTAGAAGGAACTCCAGACGAAGTAACCATCAATGATGGCGAAATCAAGGATGTTGAGAAGGCGGAAGAGCCTGAAAAAGAAGAGGTAGCAGAGGAAGAAGATCATTCCGAAGAGCCTGAAAAAGAGGAAGAAGAAGCCCCAACCGAACCAAATCCAGACAAAGAAAAAGTATCTGGGTATCAACGCCGCCGGACAAAAGAGTTCGAAGAGCAATTAGCCAAAGCAAACGAAGAGCGTGAATATTTCCGCAAGCAGAATGAGCAAATGCAGCAAATGATGCAGCAGCTTATGACGCAACAGAAGCAGGCGCAAGAACCAACTAAAGAAGCCGAACCAGAGATTGATCCTAATATCGATCCGGAGGCTTGGTTGATTAATAACATTCAGAAAAGCCAAAAAGGCCAAGTTGAGCTTGCGGATACGATTAAGCAAATCCAGTATCAAATGACCTTGAACAATGCAAAGCAAGAGCTTTCGAGTATGGAAAGTGACTACGCGAAAGCTAATCAGGATTATTATGATGTTGTGAAAAATGCGTTTGATCGTGAGGTTGCGAAACAGAAATTCCTCAATCCAAATGCAACGGAACAATCCATCCGGCAACAGCTTGAACTGGAGAAAGTACAGCTTGCAGCACGATTTGCACAAAATGGGCAAAATCCTGTTGACGCGATGTATAATTATATGGTATCAGTATATGGACGGCCACAAAAGGATCAAAATAAAGAGGATAAACCTCAAAAAGTTGATACGTTTGAAGTTGTCAAAAAGAATAAAGCAAAAGCTGCTACTCCTCTATCTGCTGGCGGTCGTGGGTCATCCGGAAATGCCCTGACAAAAGACCATGCAAATGGAATGACGTTATCAGATTTTGCACGGTTATCGGCAGATGATAAAGTAAAAATCTATGCTGATTAACTAGCTGACGACTTGCTTTAAAGTTAGGCCAATGCGAGGCTAACAATATCGCTCCAATCGCGGAACTAGGCGGGGTCACTCCCGCCCTAACAAAAAAGTAGGCCCTCACGAGGCTAACAATATCGGGTAGCGGTTAAAGAAAAATCAATTTAATTCTTTAACAATGGAGTGACAAATGTCCACTACTGTAATGACTTCGACTAACTCCCTAACGGTAAAACGTTGGGAAATGGAGACTTGGTTGCAAGCTCTCCAAAACACCGTGTTCGGTCACATGATGGCCCGTGGTGCAATTTATACCCCTGAAGAGCTGATTGGATCTAACAAAGTCGGCGACCAAGTTACCTTTGCTTATGCTGGTAAACTGCTCGGCGTTCCTGTTGGTGAGGGCGGAACTTTGGATGGTAACGAAGAGGCTCTTGACCTGAAATCTCATAACATGGTTATGAACGTTTCCCGTCTTGGTGTTCTGAACCCTAACGTTAACACGATCGAACAACAACGTACCTACGTCAAGTTCGATGAAGTCGCCAAACGCCAACTGCAACGCCGTGTCGCTGAACTAGTTGACACTTCTGTGTTGTATCAATTGGCTGGTGCGGCTCCTACGTCTTTGACAATTGGTGGTACTGCTTACGCAAATAGCACTGACTTGTTGCATGTTCAAGGCCATAACTCGATTGTTGCGCCAACCTCTAACCGTATCGTTAGAGCAAGTGGACGATCAAGTGATCAGGCTTTAACCGCATCTGACAAAATGTCTTTGGACTTGATTGATAGCGCACTGGAAGCGGCAAGCTTGACCTTGCAGCCAATTGAAATGCTTGATGGTAACACATACGACTTGTATCTGTCTCCAGAGCAAATCGTGGACCTTATGCGTGATTCCATCGGTAAAGCCCAATGGTTTAATGTTCAATTGTCAACCCTTGAGAGATCTTCGGAAGATAACTTTATTGAGAATCGTTTCAAAAACAACATGGTTTGTGCTGGTAAGTATCGTAACGTCTATATTTACGAAGCCCCACGTACTCCTTATGGTGTTAATGGATCGACTTCTGCGGTTATCCCAACCGTTCGCCGTGGTCTGTTGGTTGGTCGTGACGCTCTGTCGTTCGCTTCCCCATTCGGTAGCCGCTTGAGCGACAATGATGTACCAGTCAAATTCTTCGCACAAATGAAAGATTACGATTACTTCAAAGGTATGGAAGCTCGTATGATTTATGGTGCTAAGAAAATGACCCCAACCGGAAAAGACGATATCGGTGTGATTGTTATCTCCACCTATGCCGCTTCTCACAGCATTTAATAACGGAGGTTTAAAATGACTGCACCTACACTTTATCCATCTAAATACAGCGGTACTGCTGTTGATTATAACAGAGCGAAAGTTGACCGCTCGGGCGCATTGCGTACAGAAGCTGTTACGGTTACCGTACCATCTTCGACCGCATCCGGTACGGTTATCGGTCTGGTTCCTTTCCGTAAAGGCGCACGATTTATCTGTAACGCATCGGGAGTATTTACGACCGATATCGATACAGGTACAGCGGTAACTGCGTCTGTCGGTTATGTGTACGATGATAACGTGACTTACACAAACGCTCCTGCTGCTTTTGTAAGTGCATCCACCATCCCACAAACTGGCGGGATCATCCCTGTCACCGGGCTTGCAACGGCATACACGTTTGTTGCGGCTGCTGATGGGTGGATTACGGTAACGACTGGTGGTGGTACTACCACTACGGCCGGAACCATCTCTGCCCAGATCACTCTGGCATATGACGGATTGGTATAACACCAATGGCAACACTGGCAGAAATTCGAACGAAGATAGCGGAAAGGTTGCAAGACCCCTCCTTTACGTCTATTACTTCTGCCAGTGTTGATTCCGTTATCAATGACGCATTACGGTATTATAAATACCATGTGTTTTGGTTTAACGAGAAATCAACTATTATTACTTTAAATCAAGGCGATCCAGTTATCCCGAATATCCCTGCTGATTTTCTGGTTGAGTTGCAATCTGGAGGCCTAACAATTCATTATTCAAACCTGTTTTACCCGCTTCGTAAAATTTCATCTGATGTTTATGATGGATCAAACGTAGAAGGTATTGGTATCCCCTACGTATATACATATCGCAGCCAACAGTTTGAAGTTTATTTTTACCCAAATATTGCTTATGATTTAACCTTAAGATATATTAAAGACTATGCGGATTTGGTAAATGGCACTGATACAAATGATTTTACATTATATGCCGACCGAATGATTATTTATAACGCATTATCACGGATTTATGCGGAATATAAACAAGATCCTAATATGGAACAATATTACACGGCACGTGCCAAAGATGAAGAGCTTAACCTGAAACGGCGTTCTGATTCATTAACTGGTAGTGGTGTGTTGACTATCAACTCATATTTAACAACGTAGGAGACTATAAAATGGGTGAATTTACTTTTGGCGCACTGAAACGTGCACGTGTTGGTCAAGTAACATTGAACGGGACTACTGA